CAAATTGACTTAATGTTGATCCGTCTGTTAATAGTTTGTTTAATAGTGCCATAGTATTTTTTGTTTATAAATATTAAAGAGTTATGTTTTATTAACGTGGTTTGGCTACGTTCATGTTAGTATCTACTTTATTATAGTCAAGATAGGCATTTGCTGTAATTCCTTTATTTAATTGTGCATTCAAATCTTCAATAGCTTTATTAAGTTTTTCAATTTCTATGTCTTTTTCTTTATTCATAAAGTAAGACCCTTTGCCGAATGGGTCTGTAAAAAGACGTTCAAAGCTTTCAAAATATCCTATTTTTTGATTTTCTAGAACATCTCTTTTAGCTACAAGCACATCTCTTTTAGCAGCGTCTGTTTTTCCGGTTTGTTCAAAACGGTCTTCTGCTTTTTCAAGTTGGTCTTGTGCTATTGCTTCACCATAGTCTTTAAATAAAGCCGCCCTAAGACCATCTTTAGCTACTGTATTAATGAATTGAGTTAAAAAGCTAGCAAATTTATCTAAGGTTCCACTACTTACAAATTTTTCAAATTGTTCCTTAGTCATTTCTAAAGCTTTATTGAATTTAGTTTGAGCATCTTCTGCTAATATACGTTGATATATTTGATCTCCCAAAATTTTTATAATTTCTTCTTCACCTCTTCCTATTCTTTTACCTTCTTCAAATATTTCTCGAAGACTCATTTTTTCAATGTTTCCATTTACTATTCCTATTTGTCTTGCTTTTAATTGAAGAGCATTGTATTCTTCTTGCTTTTTTAAAGCATCTGCTAATTCATTAACTTCCATACCCAATGCCTTAGCTATTGCTTGTCTTTGTATTATATTATAATCTTGTAATTTATTATAAGTAATACCTTGATCATTAAGCGCCTTAGCCATTCCTACAAGATCTCCTTCTAAAGCAAGAGTTCTAGCTCTTTCTAAATTAAAATCTTTCCCTGTTAATAATTCAGCTTCTAGTTCTGCTGAGATTGATTCTTCAAAATTTAAGAGGCTACTTTGAACTTTTTCAAGTTGTGATAAATTAACACCTAAAAGTTTTGCTTGAGCTACAGCTTTAGCTAATTCTTCAGTACTACCTTTAAAATTTAATCTTAAATTGCCTTGTATTTTAGTAGCTTCTGTAAGAAGCTTATTTAAATCAAATTGAATTTTTTTTCCTGCTCCTACAACAGCTATATTTCCATATGAATTTTTAGTTATTTGCTCTATTTCTTTTCCAGTTCTAATAGATTCTTTAGTAATTTCAGCTTGTGCTTCGGCTTCAAGACCCATGTTATCTTTTAATATAGCTGATTGGGCTAATAATTTTTCACCTGCTTCTCCAAGTTCTGAGGTGAAATCTATTGAAGTTTCAAAAGCATTATTAGTAGCATTTTGAGCTTCAACTATTTGTTTTTGTAATATTACTATTTTACCTTGAGTATCAGCAAGTTTAGAAGATTGAGCCGATATATCATATGCTCTTTGACGAATATTTTCTGCTTCTTCTGAGGAGGTCATTAAACCACGTTGAAACTCTGCAACTTGTTTGGAAGCTCCAAACATTGCATCTTTAACAAATTTAAATAGTTCTACAGCACCGGCAATTAATGTTCCTATCCACCCCCCACTTTTAAAGAAATTACTTATTCCTTGCCCTATAGATTTAAAACCAGTACTTAAACCAGTCATAAAAACATTAGATTCTTTGTTAATTGCTTGATAATTTCTAAGGGCGCCAACAGCAGCTCCATATGTCTGGTTATTTGCGGCTTGTGTTAGTCCTAATAGTTCAAGTCTTTCTTTTGTTAATCCTCTTCCGGTTGTTAGTTCTTCTTCGCTTAAATTAGATATAGTTTCTTTTATGCTTGCTATCTTAGCATTATCTAAAACAGTTTGTCTTGCTGCTTTAGCGGCCGCTTCAAAAGGACTAGAAAATTGCCTTAATGCCGGTATATCTTTTATTACATCTGATATTTTAGAGAAAAATAAAGTGGATGAGTTTAATTTGGCTGAATCTTCAACTATTTCACCAAATATATCTGCTAATTGTCTTGCTCTGTCTCTTAATTCAGCAGTATTTTGTGCTTGTTCTCTTAAGTTTTCCCTAGAGCGACCACGTTTAGTTTCTGCTCTTTCATAAAGTATATCAATCTGTGCATTTAAATTTTTAACAATATTTAATTGTTCTTTTTGTTGTTTAAGAGCATCTACTGTTCCTTTACTACTATTTTTAATATTATCTTGTAATTTGCCTATTTTATCTGCAGAATTTGATATTCCACTAAACGCACTTTTTATAGCATCTAATAAATCTTTTTCTTCTCCTAATGATCTATTAAGACGATCAATCGCCCCTTTGATTTCCCCCACCTCAGATTTAATTTTCTGAGCATTTTTTATTGATTGTTCATTCAATCCTGAAAATGATTCTTCTGCCATTAGAATATTTTATTATAAATATTAAAAGGCGTTACTTTTTACGCAACGCCTTTGTAACATAAGTAGGAGGTTTAATTTTTTTATTTTTTGCAGCTTCTTGTGTTGCTGCTCCTCCTACCCACGAATTTTCATTTTCTTGATTTTCTTTAGGGGTATACCATTCTTTTAATGTATCGAATGTATACTTGCGGAGCCATAAGGGCATATTATAAACTATATCCCAAGTATATCCTCCTCTTCCGTGAAACACTATTTCGTGTATTTGATTAAATACACTTAATCTATATTGTAATATTATATCAGAGGTCAGGCCAAAAAAAGTTAAGACTAATTGGTATGTCGATGTCCTCCTCTACACCATTTACCACAACTTTGGTTTTTAAATCAATATCTGGAGATGAATCTTTGATAAAGTTTCTGAGTGCTCTAGAATCGCGAGCTAATAAATGGTTCTCAACAAAATCTTTAATATCATTTTTATTTGTAGACCCATTAACCGATACAATCTGATGTTTTAATCGGGTTGTAATTTCAGGAGATGAATCTTTATTAATTTTCTTTAGCCCATTAACTTCTTGCTCTATTGTTTCTGTATCTTTATCTGTAAGAAATTTGGTTTCTATTTCTGCTCCAGAAGCGGGGAGTGTAAATTTAAGAGTACCATTAGGTGTAATAGCATCTTCATTAAATGGTTTATTTTCTAAAACAGATAAATCTACATCGTACGATTTACCATCTATAGTAAATGAATATTCTTTACCATATCCTAAAATACGAGAAGCTACAAGTAGAGCATTTTTATCACCTGTTACTAGCTCTTTAAGGTTAATTTTATTCATAGTAAGAGATTCTAATAATTTATCTAATACTATACCTTTACTAATGTAGTTTTGATTTGTTAAAATATCTTCTTCTTTAGCAGTCATGTATTTCATTTCTACTTTACCGCTGCGAAGAGGATGACCTTGAGGATATACTAATCCTTTAGATGGTAATTCAACTATTTCGGTTGGGAAATTTAATTCGGCCATAATTTTTATTTAATGTAACTTTGTTGATTATAAATATTATAAAGGAAAGTTCTTTAATTGGATTCTTTATCCTTTTATAACTTGTTTTGGGGTTAATCTATTTTCTAGTTTATCTAATCGAGAATCGAGTTGTCGATAAACTTCTTGAAATTGTTGATCTGTGTCTCGGTGTACATCATCCATCCTACGATAAATGTTAGTAAATTGAGTGTCGCAATCTCTTGCTTGTTCTTTTAATGTGTTTATTGTTTTAATTACAATAAATGCAGCTATAACCTCGGCTACCACCAAGACTACAACCATACCTAGTACAAAATAAAATGTTGTCATATTTTTTTAATTTAAATTATTGAACATATTAAAGAACTTTCCCTATAATATGCGTATAATATAAAAAAAGAGCTTGGGGTTGCCAAGCTCTTCTTGAAAAATATGTAAGCGTTTTTTAGAAGTTCAATACGCAATAATCAGGTTGAACAGTCATATTAATGTTTACAGCGGTATCAAGTGTATCCCAACTATAATCACCAAAGTTAACAGTAGTAATCATTGCTCCTTTAATAATCCATTCGGATACAATATCACCTACAGGGCCTAATACATCAAATGTTAAGTCTTTCTTGTAGAAATCAGAATATCCATCTCTACCAGTTACTGATTCGTGATGTAAACGTACCCATTCCATTACAGCTTGTGCGCCGGAAGGAGTAATAGGATCAAATAAAGTAAATGTAATAGGACCCCAAGTAGTTACACCTTTAACGTAACGTTGTACGTTAATGTGATTTAATCTAACTGAGCCTTGGGTTAGGTTTACATTACTTACACCTTTGATTTCATAAGCCGGAATACCATCAATGTACATGATAAATCGGTTAGCCTGTTTCGGTTCAAAGGCGGTGAAAAATATTTCGTTTGGATCTAATATTGCCATGTTATATTTTGTTTATTATAAATATTCTGTCTTTAAAAATTTACGCAGGGAATGTAGCACCTGTTGGAGTAATATTGAAGTCGAGGTAAATAAATTCAGCGGTTTTGGTTGGTTGTAAGTAAATTTGACCTACCATCTGATTTCTATCTACCACATCTGGAGTGTTATTTGAGTCGTCCATTACTACTTTAAATGCGTATAAACCTTGACGTTGTTGTACTGATTCGAGGTATGGGTTAACTTGGCTTAAGAAGGCATTTCTCGTTGCGATTGTGTTTTGTTCAAATACTAAGTTATTTGCTACTTGAGAAATATAAGACTTAAGGGCAATTAACAATCTACGAACATTTACACGATCAAGAGCAGATGCTGCTGTTTGTAATGTCTTTTGACCATATACTACAACACCTTGTCCAGGGAATGTAGCGATTGGGTTAACTTTATTGCTATATAATGTATCTCTATCTGATTGGGATAATTTACGTTCTGCTCTAATTACTCCAGCTAAACCGCCTCTGTTAATGCCGGCAGGTGCAAACCATGGTTCAGCAACGCTGTCATTGAAAGCATACACACCACCAATTAATGTAGAAGCAGGTACCCAAACAAATTGACCGGTATCGGGATCAATTACTTGTAACCAAGGCCAATATGAAGCAGCGTATGATGTATTTCTGCTTAAAGCTTGGGTACTAATTGTAGATACACTTGAATTATATGGTACTAAATCAAGTACAAAAATATTATCTCCTCTATTTTGTGTGTTAGAGATAATAGTGGTTACTTGGGAAGTTTGTAGTGAATTAAATAAACCAGGAGTTAATAATACATTAAATCTATAATCATCTTGATTAGATAATAGATTAATCATAT